ATGTAACTAAAATTTTAAAGTTAGGAGAGAAGTAATGGATAACTTAAATAAACTTTGTAATCTTTATAATCGATGGGGAGATAAGAATAATCTCTCTCCATTACCTAGTGCAGATGAATTAGAATATGATTATAGGTGTGGAAATGTGAGGCTAACCTTTTTTCAATTTCATTGGTTATGTAGATTTAGAGAGGCATGGAACAATGCTGAAAATTATGAGATCAGAAAAAACAGAAGTGATGATGAAAAAAATTATGAACTTTGGTGTGATTATTTGATCCATGACAAAAGAGGTTTTGAAGAATTCTTTTCTGAAGAATTTGGATTTACAATCGATGAGGCAATTACTCATAAACAATTAAAATTATTATGTGAAAAACTTATAGGGAGAAAAGTATGATTGGGATTTTAAATATACCTTATCTAATTGATGAGGCACATGGGTGGATAGTTGTAACAAGGGCAGACATTCGTAAGGCGAGGCTACACCCTGACGATTTTCCAAATGCCTATAGAACCAAGGGCGAAGAACTTTTTGCCCTTGAGGAAGATTGTGAGATGCCAAAGCTATTGGATAAATTAAATAGCAATGGAATTATATTTCAGATCAATGAAAAAAGAATTTCATGTGATGATAAAGACAACCCTAGAAATTGGAGATAATTATGGAAAAGAAAAACACTAAAAGAAATATGATTGGTATAAATTTACTTCTTACAATGAAAGAGATTATTGAAGAAGAAATCGAGGAGACAGAACTTTTTATTCAAGAAAATAAAAATAGTTTACCTCATACCCTTGAATATCATAATTGATATTCCCATATAATAAAATATAACTTTAATGGAGAGAAAATTGAGTAAATTAAAAAACAGAATGTTAGAGGTGGAGTTGTTCGTAGGAGAGCAACTTCAAGACCTAACCAATGAGCAAGTAATTCAAGCCGTAGATAAGAAGTATGGTTCTTATTGGACAAGTTATGCAGAAGAATTGCTTTTAGAATTTCAACAAGAAATCAGATCAGAAAAAGCCGTATCATGGGAGGAAATATAATGGAAACTTTTAAGGTTGATTTAGCTGATACCTATAATCAGGAGCATCATGATTGGTCGGTAAATTATTATACCGATCCAAGGGTCACACATCCGAGTACCAAGATCGATGTACCTATACCTAAAGAATGGGAGTCATCATGTTATTCTAATGATGTTTGCCCTAGCTTTACTTACAAAGGTTTACAGATTTTTGTAATGGATGAGCAATCAAGAATAGACGAGCAATTCCCTCACAAATATTCAGTCATGCTACAAGATGATTATGGGGGCAATTATGATTCATTGCTAACTAGTAATGATTGGTTTGAAGTAATTGATTTTGTAAATAATTATGGAGAAAAAAAATGAATCTTATGGATGTAGAAAAGATAAAGTCTTTAAGAAAAGAAATGGGATATAATAATGCCCAAGAACTATCGAAGTTATTAGGCTTTGGGAGTGCAACCATTCCTAGATGGGAAAGTGGTATGTCTTCCATGAGTAAATCTCATGGTCTAATGGTCGAGGCTTTCCTAAAAATTCCTAGTTTTAGAGAATTTATTTTAAGCAAAAATGGTATTGATATGTTTGAAAATGGAGAGTGGATTGAAGAGGGAATAATTCATATTTCCGAGAATGAAATGAAAAATTTTATGAACTACTTTAAGGAGAAGACTAATGCAGATAAATAAAATTGAATTAAAAAATATATCTCACTATGCAAGAGGTTCAGAAGAAACACCTTGCTACAATGCTACAGTCTACGTTAATGGCAAGAAAGCCATTGAGGTAGGCAATGATGGTCATGGTGGTTGTGATCGTCAGTACGGCATTGGCGAATACAATTACAAAGATATAGAAGAAGTTAATAAATGGTGTATCAAAAATTTTGATCAACAATCTTTTACTTATCAATCAGATGGTAAAGAAGAAGTTTGTACTTATGACTTTGATCTAGAACAATTTTGTCATGATGAATTATATAAGTGGCTTGATACAAAACTATTGAAAAAAGATATGAGCAAAAAATATTTGTTTGTTGAGAATAAAGAATTGTTTGCTTATCCAAGAAAAAATAAAGATGAGGATGTAACTTTTAAAACTTTCTTTTATAAAAAACATCCGAGTGCCAAGTGCCTAAACTTCATGTCATTTGATGATGCTCTTACTTTGTATAAGGAGTGTGCATAATGATTAAAATATCAACACCAACTTTTTTAGAAATACAATCGCAATTAGCAGATTGGTTAATGAGTTCTGAATTAGGAGATGATGTCTACAGTACTATGCTTGAGATGATCAATAATGATGAAAGATATACAGACGAGGGTCAAGATATCTTCAACAACAAGTATGATGACGTTGAGGCATTCTTATTAAACTATTTTGAAAAGGAGGACTAAACTTAATGAATGATGTTCAATTTATAATATTAGATAAATCTCTTCCAAATTTATTGGAAGAGGTGGGTCATGAGATCGATTGGAATGATGATGAAGACAGAGATCGATACTATACTTTTAGAAACAAAGTAGAACAATTATTAGACAAACATTATGGAGGTACTAATGGGTAGAAAATCTAAATGGGAATTAGAAAGAGATAAGGAAGATGCTTTGAGAAAGAAAGCTATGAAATCTCTTACTCAAGATCAACTAAAGGCAATCAATAAAGCATACAAAGCAATAGAAGATGCCTTGTTAAATGTTAGAGAGATTGAAGACCTTTACCTATCAGATATAAAAAATCTAGATAGTGCAATGTGGAAACTTAAATATCAATTTAATTTGGGAGAAAAATAATGGGTAGATATTATCACGGAGATATTGAGGGTAAATTTTGGTTTGCCGTACAGAGTTCTAATGATGCTGATTTTTTTGGATGCGAGGGCGAGGCTCGTTTTCTAAATTACTATTATCATGAGGGACATTTAGATCAAGTAAAAGAGGGGATCAAGGATTGTAAAAGTTCTTTAGGAGAATACAAAAAGCACCTAGATAATTTTTTCAAAACCGATGGCGACAAAGGATACAATGAACAGATGTTAATTGAGTATCTAAATAAGAATGCCAAGAATGGAACTCATACGGAAAATGGTGTTAAGTTCTTTTTGGAATGGTATGCAAGACTTGATCTTGGAAAACAGATTCTCAAATGCATCAAGGACAATGGAGAGTGTAGCTTTGAGGCAGAACTATGAGTAGACGAGGAGATAAAACTAATCAAAGAATAAGAAATTCTCTTCTTGATTTACATCTACAAATCAAAAAAGAAAATAAAAATAAGACAAGGCAAGAGTTGGGTTTGGATGATCTTTTCGAAGATCATCCTCATGCCGACAGAGATAAGGACATAGGTAGGATTAAAAGAATATCTACGTCTACAATTCAAGATAGAAATAGGGAGTGATTGATGAGTAAAAATCAAACTGATATAGATGTTGAAGAATACATAAAAGATATTCCTGACGATACGATCTTAATTGAAGTTCGAGGAGGGATGGTAAGTGATGTTCACAATGATTCCAATGGATATATGTTATTCGATTGGGATTCTATTGGAGAACAAGACACTATGGATTTTCATAAAGAAGTTTTAAAAAAATTATTGGAGAGATAAATGACTATAACATTAGAGCAACTTAAAAATGCAGTAGCAGATATAAAACAAAGTGACGAAGAATGGATATGTGATATTCAAAACAATGAATATCAATGTATGTGTGAGGGTTTGGATATGCTTGTTAGACATTTTGAAGAATTGGAGGAGGCTGATAATGGATAATCCTACAGAAAAAAAACGAAGAGGCTATTTGTCTTTCTTCAAGGATGGAGTTGCAGATGCCTTGTTACATGGAAATGGCATGGATGAAAACAAAAGATCATCTGCTTATTATAAACAAGGATATGATTTTGGTTTAACCATGTATTCTGAATTAGATGGTAAGGATTGGGAGGCAGATCATGAATAGAGATCATATAGATTTATGTAGTGGGATAGGAGGCTTTCCTCTCGGATTCTCATGGAGTGATTTACAAACTGATTTAAAATTACTTTGTGATAATGAAGAATGGTGTAGAAAAATATTAGCCAAGAACTTCCCAAATGTACCAATAGCAAATGATGTAAAGGAAATTGCAAATGACTCAAAAAGATTTATTCAAAGAAAGCCGTTCATCCTCACAGGTGGTTATCCCTGTCAGCCGTACTCGGTCGCAGGACGTAGGAACAAGGAAGACCCTCGTAGAATCTTTCCGTTCATCCACAGCATTGTTGAACAAACAAGACCCTCTTGGTGTGTTTTCGAAAATGTATATGGACACTTCTCAATGGGACTTGACGAGGTTCTCGTTCAAATGGAAACCATTAATTACGCAACACGGACGTTTATCGTTCCGTCTAGTTCAATCGGAGCATTGCACAAAAGGGACAGAATTTGGATCATCTGCAAAGACTTGGGCGACTCCGAACACGATGGATCATTTACCTCCGAGGTCGGAGGAGGCAACGAAGAAATTGCAGAACGGACACCGAAAGGGCAGAAAACGTCCGAGCAATCTCAGGGAGCAAGTCGATCCGAATACAGTAAAACTATATCCAACTCCGAGAGCCTCGGACGTAGAGGGGGGAATGGCGAGCAATGTGGAGATCAACAACGGCAGATTCTCAAGGACGAACAAGGACGGAGTCAGGTGGGGAGTGAAGTTGAGGGATGCCGTGAATCACATGGAAACCTTTCCGACTCCAAGAGCATCCGAATACAAAGATTGTGGAGCAGTTGGGAGCAAGAGTCAGATTCACATGGAGAAGAGATCATACCTCTGTGCGAAAGTGAAAGACCCCCAACAACCATCTGGAAAACTGAACCCAACGTGGGTCGAGTGGTTGATGGGTTACCCAAAAGGGTGGACAGAATTAAAGGACTAGGCAATGCCATAGTCCCTCAGAATGCTATGATGATAGCTAATGCAATTCATAGGAGTATGACCGAAGATTAGTTAGGTGGTTGGCAACACTTTCTCTCATGGTGCGAAGATAGAATATCGTTTTTACCTAAATGCCGTAGATGTCATGTATCAGTTTTTCCACAATTTTATTTGGATTGATATGTGGGCAATGCTTGTTGCCGTAATATGATTGAGCAAAATCTACGGAAATCTATCACCTTATATACTTTTATAGGAGGGTATGTATAATGAAATATAAAAAGGAGAATGTTGATGGAAGAGATTCATTTACAAGAAACTCAATTAGAGCATGAGCCTATTATCAAGGAAGAAGTTACATGGGAACAAGCCGTGCAAAAGATTGAAACTATTATAAATGATTTATGTAATGAATATGATAAGGATGGACATCCTTATTATTCAGAATCATTAAGAAAACATTGGAGAAGAATTTTGAAAGGATAGTTATGTTTAAAGTTTTAATTATAGCTTGTAGTATTATGCCCTTTCCAAGAGGTGAAATATTACAGACACAATGTTATGTAGTTTCAGATCAATGGCAACCCACTATTCATGGATATAAAACAAGGCAGCAATGTGAAAATAGACTGAAAGTCATTACAGACTCAATTACAAAAAATTTTGATTTATTATATTTAAAAGAAAAAAAATGCATTAAGTCGCAAGATAGGGAGAGAATATGAGACAAGAAAAAAATAGAAAATATGAAACTCAGTTTATGAATTACAATAAAGCTGATTCTTATTACATAGAAGTTTACACGAATGTAAAAAGAGTTATTAAGGTAGAGGCTATAACTGAAGACGAGGCTATTAGAAAAGCTTTAAAAAGGGAAGAGAAAAGAAAAACTAGAAACTGTTACACATTCGTTGATTGTGATTACAATGTGGTTGAGGAGAAAGACTATGAGGCTTATAGACAGACTAATCAAGAGGTTCGAGGAGGACGCAGTTGATTTTGCACTTGCAGGGATGGAAGAGGAGTCGAAAGACGCAAGAAGATTAGCTAGTAAATACATTGAAATGAAATATAATGGTCACACACATTCACTAAGATCGGAGATTCACGAAAAATGGAACAAGAAATAAAAGACAATCGTTTAGATAATTCTAAACTTTATCAAGAAATTAAAACACATTGTGCACCTCGTTGTCCGAGATGCCAAGGCACTTTACAGACAATGAATGTACATGGACATGAACAATGTGTCTTATGTCATAGTATTATTGATGATTGTTGCCAAGGCTCTCAATTAAAATGAGTGACAATATTATAAAATTCCCATATAAAATGAGGAGAACAGTCAAACCTGTATCATTAGTATGCGAAATGGCTGCAGAAACATTTGAACAACTTGTCATCATGGGACAAAACAAACAGGGTCAAGTTCAAATGATAACAACATTAAAAGACCCTGCTGATATCTTGTGGTACATGGAAGCTGCAAGGTTTGGAATCATGCAAGGATTAGAAGAGGAGGAAGAAATCTATGAGTAAGAAACATGGAAAAGAAAAAATACACTCTATCCATAGAGGTAACATCATCGACTTTCCCAAACCACCCCCATCTAGCGATGGCGGTCGCAAGGAAGATGTGGAGTCTGGGCCACGATACACAATCCATTTCGAGCCAGATTGGGACGGATGGACAGACGATCCAGAAGATAGCTCGGCTTGAGGGTTGGAAGAGAGAGAAACGTAATTCTCTTGAGGGTTGTGGTGGTTATTGGGGACCTTTCTTGACAACGGAAGAAGAAAGAGAACTTCCCGAATCAGATTGGAGAGGTACAGATCATCCCGATGCCGTTAAACCCGAACCTAAATATAAACAAAAATATACCGAGAGTTCTTCAGCATCATCAACTCTCGCATGGATAGAGGACACATACAAATGAACTTTAAATACAAAACAAAACCATATGATCATCAAAGATTAGCTTTAGAAAAAAGTTACAATAAACAAAATTATGCATACTTTATGGAAATGGGGTGTGGAAAATCAAAAGTACTTATAGATAACATTACCTGGTTATATCAAAATCGCATGATAGATACTGCCGTCATAGTCGCACCCAAGGGTGTTTATAGAAATTGGCAAGAGAATGAAATACCAACTCATATGTTGGATGAAATAGATAGAGAAGTTTATTTATGGAATCCGCAGCCAAACAAAACAGAAAAGAAAAGATTGGTTGATGGGGCACATTCAAGAGATGGTCTTAGAATTCTTTTAGTAAATGTAGAGGGTTTTGCCACAACAAAAATGAAAAACTACATTGATTTTTTTACAAAAGATTCAGAGTTTTTATTAGCCATAGATGAATCAACAACTATCAAGAACCCAAAAGCTAAGAGAACCAAGGCTCTGATGTCCTTTGGTCTATCAGCTATATATAAAAGAATACTTACAGGTTCTCCTGTGACTAAATCTCCTATGGATCTGTATTCGCAATGTGGATTCATGAGCAAAGATCTTTTGGGGCATGATTCGTTTTGGTCTTTCCAGGGAAAATATGCGATCTCAAGAACGCAAAGAATGGGATCACATTCTTTCCAACAAATAGTTGGTTACAAAAACTTAGATGATTTATCTGAAAGACTTCATACTTTTTCACATAGAGTTACAAAGGCAGAGGCACTAGATTTACCTCCTACTATATATGCAACTCGTGAAGTTCCAATGACCAGCGAACAGTTAAGACATTACAAAAGTATCAAGGATGCAGCGATAGCTTTACTTGATGATGGTCAATTGGTTTCTGCACCTGCCGTCATGACTCAGTTATTAAGATTACAACAAGTATTGTGTGGACATACAATGACGGACGATGGAGAACTTGTAGAGTTCAAAAGTCATAGGACAGATGCCATGCTTGAAGTTATAGAAGAGATGGATGGTAGTGTCATAATTTGGTCAAGATTCAGATATGATATTAAAAAAATTAAAAAAGTTTTACAAAAAGCTTATGGGCGAGATTGTGTTGTTACCTTTTATGGAGATACATCTGAGAAGGACAGACAGATCGCAGAACAAAGATTAAATAGCGGAGATGCGAGATTTTTTGTAGCGAATCCTCAGACGGCAGGTCGAGGTCTTACATTGAACAAGGCAAGTAATGTTATTTATTATGCTAATGATTTTAACTTAGAATCTAGGATACAATCAGAGGCAAGGTGTCACAGAATAGGACAGAAGAACACAGTTCTTTATGTTGATCTCGTGGCTAAAGGAACAGTGGATGAACATATTGTTAAAAGTTTAAAAGCTAAAAACGAACTTTCAGCTAGATCTCTTGGCGAAGAAATAAGAGAATGGTTGAAATAAATATCTTTGACACTATATATGGTATGTAGTATCTTCCACTATATTAATGGATTTAAAAGGAGTATATGATGGATCCCACTAAATGGAAGTCAGTAGCAGTATCTATTGACGTTTACGAAATGTTAAAAGATTTAGCCGAAAAAAATGAAAGGAGTGTAAGTAGGCAATTAGCACACTTAGTCAAGCAAGTGGCACAACAAAAAGAAGCAGCTTGACAAATACTATAATTGTAAAGTAAAACAATTATTCAATCCCGAAGGGGAAAAACTTAGTAACAGAAAGAGGTAGTTATGAGCGATATGTATGCTCTATTTGAAAAGGAAAAGATCGATGCCGATAAGTTCGACAATGTAGATAAAGAGGGAGCATCTAAGTTATCCAACTTTATCCGACAATCCATTCAAATTCAAAAAGATATTGAGGATGCTGAACAGCACCTCAAGGATTTGAAATTCAAAAAAAGAAAAGTGAACGAAGAAGACATACCAATGCTTATGGAGGAAATGGGCATGGATAGTATCACTGTGGAGGGTCACAAGGTTACTATAAGACCTTTCGTTCATGCTCGTATATCTGAAGACAAGAGGGAACAAGCTTTCAACTTTCTCAGGTCTGTGGGCGAGGCTGACATCATTAAGAATGATGTTACTGTGTCGTTTTCTCAAGGAGAAGATAATGTGGTAGGTGCAGTAGTAGACGACCTACGAAAGAATGGATTTGATCCTGTTCAGAAAACACACATACATCCTATGACTTTGAAGTCGTGGGTTAAAGGTAGAATCGAAAGTGGTGGAGATTTAGACTTTGAAACTTTCGGTGTTTTTGTCGGTAATGAAGCTAAGATAACAAGGAGTTAAATAATGGCTAATACTCAAGTACAAGAAAAGAAAGAAACTTTACCTGTAAATTTCATGAATGAATTATCTGAGTTCGCAGGAGAGGGAATGGATTCAATTGGTGCAGATGATATGCAGATTCCATTTTTAAGAATAATACAAACTACATCGCCTCAATTGAATAAGCAGGAGTCTGTTTATATTAAAGGAGCAAGTGGTGGAGATTTGTTCAACACTGTCACAGGAGAAGTTTGGGATAGTGAAGAGGGTGTCTATGTTATACCATGTGGATACACTCTAAAATATTTAGAGTTTCAACTAAGAACCGAGGGCGGAGGATTTATGGGCGAGTTAAAAGGTAACGACCCTGTACTAACTCAAACTCAAAGAGATGGTGCTACAGAATTATTACCATCGGGTAATGAGTTGATTCGTTCGGCACAACATCTAGTTATGATTGTAGATATTAAATCAGGTGCTACACAAACTGCGATTTGTGACATGAAAAAGACACAGTTGAAAGTGTCTAAGAAATGGAATACCATGATGAAAATGGTACAATATACAGGTCCCAATGGATTGTTTAACCCACCTATGTGGGGAACTGCATGGAAGTTAACTTCTACGCAGGAAAGCAATGATCGTGGATCCTGGTACAATTTTGCAGTTGAGAAGGTCGATCCAACCTTGCTCCCCCAAGAGGCTTTCTTATCTGCAAAAGCTTTCTATCAATCGTTTAGGTCTGGAGAAATTAAGACTCAGGCAGGGACGAATGAAGAAGTGACAAATAGCAGTTCTAAGGAAGAAGCACTGCCGTTTTAATTGTTTGGGGCGATGAACTTCCTCCCTTGTCGCCCCAATCTTTTAGGGGAATATAATGAACATACACGAAAAGTTCATGGTTGCATTTGAAGGGTTTGGTGCAGCACACGGACAGACAAAAATATCAGAAGAAAGAAGAGCAGGTAAGCAAAAGGCTCATTCTTTTATTGTTAGAAAACCTTTAACTCTATCTTTGGTAGAGTCACATATAAATGGATTCACGGGTGTTGGATCTATTCCTATTAACGAAGAAAACAAATGTAAATTTGGTGCTTTGGATATTGATCAATATCCTTTGGATCTTGTTGCTTTAGATAAAAAAATTAGAAAATTTAAAATACCTGCCGTTGTATGCAGAAGTAAATCTGGTGGGGCACACATATTCTTTTTCTTTAAAGAATGGATTGGTGCAGGAGAATTTAGAGACAAAGCATCTGAGATATCCTCTGTGCTTGGATTTGGTAACTGCGAAATATTTCCAAAACAAGAGCAAGTTTTAGTTGAACGTGGAGATGTTGGTAATTTTATTAATCTTCCATACTTTGATTCAGAACAAACCTTGAGATATGCAATTAAGAAAGATGGAGAAGAGGCAACCCTTGAAGAATTCATAGAGTTGCAGGAAAGCAGAACTGTATTACCAAAAGATTTTTTATCTTTGGACTTTGGTGGGTCTTCGGATCAATTCAAAGAAAGTCCTCCATGCATATCGACTATGGCAAAACAGGGGATTCCAGAGGGTGGCAGGAATACTTCAATATTTAACGCAGCGGTAATGTTTAAAAGAATGGATCCCGATAAATGGAAATCTTTATTAGAAAATTTTAATACTACTTATTGTGTTCCTCCATTACCTGCATCTGACATTGTGACAATACAAGGACAGATAGACAAGAAGGACTATTTTTATACTTGTGATCAGCAACCTTTATGTTCTTTTTGTAACAAATCTTTATGTAAGACAAAGAAATATGGAATAGGTAATCAAGTTCAGACTATGGAGATAAGTGGTTTGTCTGTTGTTTTATCAGAACCAAGAGTTTGGTTTGCTGATGTAGAAACAAAACGATTGGAGTTATCCACAGAAGATTTACAAGTTCCTTTAAAATTTCAAAGACAATGCATGGAACAATTAAACTATATGCCTCCTGTTATGAAAAATAATGATTGGCAAAACTTAATTAATTCTTTGTTAGAGAATGTTAATGAAATAGAAGTTCCCGAAGAGTTGACATATAAGGGTCAGTTTCTTGAGTTACTTGAGAGTTACTGCACGGGAAGAGTTCAAGCACAATCAGCAGAAGAGTTATCTCTTGGTAAACCTTGGACATCAGATCAAAAAATTTATTTTAAATTAGATTCATTGATGCAGTTTTTAAGAGCCAAGAAGTTTGATAGCTATAGTCGTGGTCAAATACAAGAAAGACTTAAAGAATTAAACAACAATCAAACAGCAAATGGTCATAAAAAATTTAAGAACACAAAAGGCGAGTGGAAAAGCATAAGAGTCTGGTGGGTTCCTGAGTTTGAATCAGAGGTTCAAGTTCCGAGTATCGAGGTTCAAGAAGAAGAGGAGGTACCATTCTAATGGAAGTATTAATAGCATTTTGTATTGTGTTGGTTGAAGAGCCAAGGCACAAAGGAGGCAAGTCAATATGTAATTTCTGGAATCCTGGTGTTGAATTTAAAAGTAGACAAGAGTGTATGGCTGACAAAAAACTTATAGAAGATTATGTGGTTGAAGAAGCTTGGAAAATTTATCCAAAGGCAGTCAAAATATACGCATCAGGATTATGTTTTGATGACAAATAGATGGGCAAGAGGTAGAGCAAGACTAAGAGATTACGTCAATCAGATAAAATTGGAAAGAGGATGCGAGATGTGTGGTTATAATGAAAAAGTTTCAAACCTACAGTGGCATCATGTGATACCAGAAACAAAATACAAAGCTATATCAGAAATAGTTAGCGAAGATAGGAGTATGAAGAAGGTGGATGCAGAAATAGAGAAATGTATTTGCGTGTGCAAGGCATGTCATGGAAAGTTGGAGATGTAATGGAAACGACAATATTTGGTCCACCAGGGACAGGAAAAACAACAAAACTTATTTCAATAGTTCAAGAAGAAATAAAGAATGGAACACCACCCGAAAAGATAGGGTTTGTTTCTTTTAGTCGAAAGGCTGCAGAGGAAGCAAAAACTAGAACAATAGAAAAATTAGGTATTAGTGATGAGAAACTTGTTTGGTTTAGAACATTACATTCATTAGCTTTTCAATGGTTAGGTTTAAGCACCAAAGATGTTTTATTTGGAAGTGATTATACAAAATTAGGTAAACTTTTAGGACTAGAATTTTCTGCTAATTCATCATTAAACATTGCTGATGGTATGTTATTTACAGCAGGAAAAGATGGAGATGCTTATCTTGGATTAATTAATATGGCTCGTGTTCGAGGTGTAAGCTTAGAGCAACAGTTTAGTGATACAAATGACCGTAGGATGACTTTCCAACAAGCCAAACTAGTTCAACAAGCATTACATGATTATAAGAAAGCAATGAAGAAACGTGATTTTGTAGACATGATACAAGACTTTATAGATCAAGGCGAAGGTCCTATTTTAGATCTTTTGATAGTGGATGAAGCACAGGACTTAGTCCCTATGCAATGGGACATGGTTAAAAAAGTTTTAGTTCCAAGGGCAAAGAAAATTTTTTATGCAGGAGATGATGATCAATGCATATATTCTTGGATGGGAGTAGATGTTAAAGACTTTTTAAATGCTAGTTCTAATAAGATTGTATTGGATAAGTCTTATAGAATCCCTTTAGATGTGCATGATATAGTAGAGAATTTGGTACGAAGGCTCTCTACCAGACAATCAAAAGTTTGGCAACCCACTATAAAAAAAGGTGCAGTCGTTTGGCATTATGATATGATGGATGTAGACCTCAGAACTGGAGAGTGGTTGATCCTTGCAAGAACGAATTACATTGCTAATAAAATCGCTAACAAACTTAAAGAAAGTGGATACCTCTTTTGGAAAGAAGGTTCTGGTTGGTCTATTTCCCCAAATGTACTTAACGGAATAGAGGTGTGGAATAAGATATGCAAAAATCAACAACTGCCGATAAGCGAATGGAAGAACTTTTCGAAAATAACACAGCCTCATGTGTTTACCAAACATGGAAGAAAAGCGTTAACTTCCCTAGACCCCGAAAAACTATATTCAATAGAACACATGGGAGATTGTCTAAATGTGTCAGCGGAGACACATTGGAACCAAGTGGTAAAAGTATCGGACAAGGAGTTGACCTACATAAATTCAGTGAGGAAGAGTGGGGAGAAGATTTGGAACGGATCACCAAGACTAAAAGTTTCTACGATCCATAAGGCGAAAGGTGGGGAGGCAGACAACGTCCTACTTATGCTAGAGTCTTCAAGAGCATGTGCAGAAAGTCCTGATCAAGATTCCGAGATTAGGACTTTTTATGTAGGGGCAACAAGAGCAAAACAAGAATTACACATTGTAGAATCAAGTAAAGATAATGGATTTAGATTATGAAAAAAGATAGAAAACATTTTTTAGACGAGGCAGAAAAACTAATCAACGGACCGAGAGCCAAGGAATATGGGCCAGCTAAGTTTAATCATGAGCGAATAGCTAAGATATGGTCGGTTGTGTTAGCTAGAGAGGTAACTGCTGAAGAGGTAGTTGCTTGTATGATAGGAGTTAAATTAGCTAGGTTGGCTGAAACAATGGAACACGATGATTCGTGGACGGATATCATTGGGTACGCAGCACTTGGTGGAGAGATTATAAATCATGAAAAAGAAACATCAGTATAATTTAGCAGACATGGGGGGCGATTGGTTTAAAGCGAAAGGACCAGAAGAAATGCCAGACTTAACTAACGAAGATATAAAAGAAGTAGCATCCGTTGGATTAGAAAGTGATTGGTCGCCTCCTTCTTCTTTCCCAGATCTAACTAAACACGATAGAATAGCTGTGGACTTGGAAACACGAGATCCTAATCTGATGAAACTCGGACCAGGATGGTGTAGAAAAGATGGTTATGTAATTGGTGTGGCTGTCGCTGCAGGAGATTTTATAGCTTATTATCCAATAAGACATGAGGGTGGAGGGAATCTACCACCAAAGAAAGTTTTCTCCTGGTTAAAAAAACAAATGGAAACTCCTAACATAGAAAAAGTTTTTCATAATTCTATGTATGATTTAGGATGGCTTAGAGCCGAGGGCATAGAAGTTCAAGGCAAGATCATAGACACAATGATCGCAGCACCTTTGTTAAACGAAAACAGAAGATATTATAATCTTAATTCACTTGCAGGAGAATATCTTGGCGAGTGGAAAAACGAAAAGATGATGAACAAAGCTGCAGAATATTTTGGTGTAGATGCAAAGTCTGGTATGTGGCAATTACCTAGTCGTTTTGTTGGTGCTTATGCTGAACAAGATGCTAGGGTTACATTAAAGCTTTGGGATCATTTAAGACCTTTATTAGATAAAGAAGAATGCAATGCTATATTTAATTTAGAATCTTCTTTACTCCCTGTTTTACTAGACATGAAAACAAAAGGTGTTCGTGTCAATACAGACAAAGCAGAGAGTGTTAAAAAGATGTTGGCTAAAAGAGAAAAAGAATTACTACAAGAGGTGGTCAAGGAAACTGGATTCTCTATAGAACCTTGGGTCGCCACATCTATAGCAAAGGTGTTTGATTCCCTTGGGATCCACTATTTTCGCACAGAAAAGTCTGGGTCGCCCATGTTTACAAAACAGTTTCTCTCTAATAATCCCCACCCCATTGCGGCAAAGATTCTTAAAATTAGAGAACTTAACAAAGCTAATACTACGTTTATAGAAACTATTCTTAATCATTCTCATGAGGGTAGAATACATTGTGATTTTAATCCTTTAAGATCCGATGATGGAGGAACAGTAACAGGGCGATTTAGTTCTAGCAACCCCAATTTGCAGCAGATACCTGCACGAGATCCTGAGATCAAAAAATTAATTCGTGGTTTGTTTATCCCGGAGGAGGGCCACAAATGGGGTTCCTTTGATTATGCATCACAAGAACCAAGATGGTTAGCTCATTATTGTGGTAGCTTGACAGGAGCAAATAAACATCCTCAGATAGATCAAGTGATAGAAATGTATAATAAAGGAAATGCTGACTTTCATCAGATGGTAGCCGATATGGCAGGCATATCTCGTAAGAATGCCAAGACAGTTAACCTTGGAATTATGTACGGAATGGGAAAGAAAAAACTTGCCAATGTCATGGGTGTAGATGAAGAAGAAGCTGAAAAATTATTGTCTACATATCATGAAAAAGTTCCTTTTGTAAAAGGAATAGCGGACAAGACTTCTAGTCATGCAAAAGAACATGGTGTAATTAGAACATGGTTAGGTCGTAAATGTAGATTTGATATGTGGGAACCTAATTCATATGGATATAATAAAGCAATGCCTCTTGCAGAAGCACAAAAAGAATATGGTAGTAAAGGTAGGATCAGAAGAGCCTTTACATACAAAGCTTTAAATAAATTAATCCAAGGTTCGAGTGCCGACCAAACAAAAAAAGCTATGGTAGAATGTTATAAAGAGGGACTATGTCCAACTTTAACAGTTCATGACGAATTGTGTTTCAACATAAAAGATCAAAAGGAGGCAGATAAGATTGTTGATATAATGTCAAACTGTATTCCAAATCTTAAAGTTCCTTTTGAAGTAGATTCTGTGTTGTGCGACAATTGGGGCGAAGTAGATTAATAAGTAGACTTGACATACAGGTCGTGTAACTCTGATATAGGATCATCTATAGGTTTTTCTTTTTCAAAAATTTCATAAACGTGAGATCTAATATTTGATCTATGTAAGCCTATGTCTTTCAATGTAGCATCATCCAAGCTGTTTAATGCAGTTATTGTTCTTCCAATTTTAAATTTGTAAAATAATTTTGATAACATTTAGTACTCCTTTTCTATTATTAATATATGTTGTTTCCATAAAATAAAAAACTGGGAAAAAATGAAAGATATTGTTGCCAAAATAGCGTGAATCAACGCTAGGCTGTATAACTTAATTGTAGAAAAATGAAAGATATTCTAGGTAGGAATCATACCAAGAAACATTGTTTCGGCTATTCTAGAGCGTCTGAGAGCCTCGTTTTTTGAGTGTTTCCATAATTTTATAGCGTTTTTGATCAGACAGGCGTGACCAGGATGAAATCTCGTCAATTGTTCTAAAACAACCCATACATACATTATTTTTTATTTTGCAGACGTTTTGGCACGGGCTTACAATAGGCTGTAATCTTTTTGGTTTCGTCATTGGGGTATGGAATCTCTGGTTGTTCGTTTAGTCGTCTAGCAAAATACAAGCAGTCATTAAC